TATAATAGGGAAAATTGGATAGATTATAAGTAACCATGCGATAACTTTCCTCTTCTCCTTGTTGATTAGGCCAATATGAATTATGGTACTGGTACCTCCGCAGCAACTCTCTAAAAGAGACGATCCGTTCACCTTGATAAACCAAGTATTGACTATCATCAGAAATCATGTCACTAGCAGTTCCAAAAGTCTCAATGGGTTCAGAGCAACCCGGAGCATTAGAACTATCGTTGGTGTGGGCTAATGTTTCATCAGGAGCAACATCTGCCTGCTGTTTATAAACAGACATGTAGCTAAGCCCACTCACAGTGGGAACGGAGACAGCGTAGTCATCACCAGCACTCACCCAGACTTGCACCTTGACATCAGCGGGTGTAATCGAGGGAGTAGCTAATTCATTAACTACGTAAATAGAAATGGTTCCATTGTCGCCTATAGTGCCACCTTGAACTGGAGCGGTGGTACTGAAGGCAGGTGTGGAAGCATAAGCATCCGGTCCTAAGTTTAAGGCCCAAGCCCGAACATCGGCCCATTTTACTTCATACTCAAAATCACGATCTTCAGAAATATCAATGATCGTAGAATATGTTTGGTTAAAAGGAATTGCACCAACGGGGCTGACTGTAGGATTGTAAACAATTCTCAAACGGCCTCGATGATATTCAGAACAAACCACATTAAAACGGAATTTAATAGAACCTTGCCAAGCAGAAAATGGAGCAGTAGCAAAAGCTAATGCTGTCATATGGATCTCCTCTACAGGAGGAGCTGACAGGGTTTGAACATAAGTAGGAGTGACAAGCATTGAAGCAAGCAATGTGTCAGTAGTGGCTGCTTCAGGCCAATCGAACTGTTGCCAGAATGAAGGGCGCGTAGCGATTGAGTTGACAGTGAGTTCATCATGTCCACCCAAGCCCATGACACGAGTGTCTACTGTGAGTTCGTTCTTTGAATCCAGGGAAAGCTTCACAAGATTTTCCGCGGTATCAGAATTCGATATATTTCCCATGAGTCGAGGGACATAAGCTCTAGTGTCTTCAACGACTTGAGGTCGTGAATACCCAAAAAGCTTAGCAATTTGACCCATCTTAGTCGCAACCATGGAAGTGGCTTTGGCATAAGGAGCAAACATGGGAATCATGGATAAGGCACCCGCTGCTTTAGCAACAGCTGATGCGGGCTTACTAATCAGTCCATCTTTAGTGAATTCGTCATTATTGCTGGTGTTATTGACCTTCCTTGTCGTCTTCTTTTTAGAATTAGAAGCAGCTTGTTCGCTATATGGAACGGGAAAGCCAAATTCATCCAACTCGCGGTCAGTCGACCCTGACTGCGCTTGTGAAGTTGTGGGCACAGAGAGCGTTAAGTTCTCGGCCCACACGAAAATGGAAATTGTGATGGGATCATTTCCACCGTTGGCGTGTCGTAAAATATCAAAATCATGAATAACGACATCTCCCATTTCAGACTCCCAAGCAGGTTGAGTTATGTCAAGGTAATTCTCAGGCCAAATGAAAGGCAGAGTTAATTCACCACCTTGTGAAGTACAAGGATCCAGTAGGATA